GTCTGGCTGCTGGCCACAAGTCAGCTGACGGCGTGGCGAAGAAAGGCAAGACCAAGGCCATGCAGGTCACGATGGCTGGCAGCAAAAACATGAAGTACGGCGGGAAGTGCTGACATGATGGCCTCGCGTGGCATGGGTGCGATTAGCCCCGCCAAAATCAAGAAGATCAAGAAACGGGACGGCAACGAGCCCGTGACGGTCTACAAGGATGGCGGTAAGGTTAATGCTGCGGGTAACTACACTAAGCCGGGTCTTCGCAAGAGAATCGTGGCGCAGGTAAAAGCCGCTGCCACCCATGGCACAGGTGCAGGTCAGTGGTCAGCCCGCAAAGCTCAGCTTGTAGCCAAGAAGTACAAGGCTGCAGGTGGAGGGTATAAAGATTGAAAGCGCCGCAGCAGAGCCTGAAAGCTTGGGGAGACCAGAAATGGCGAACAAAGTCAGGCAAGCCATCGTCAAAGACCGGCGAGAGATATCTCCCGGAAAAGGCGATCAAGGCGCTAAGCCCAGCCGAGTATGCAGCCACTACGAAGGCAAAGCGGGCAGGGAAAGCAAAAGGCAAGCAGTTTGTTAAGCAGCCCAAGGGCATAGCGCAGAAGACAGCAAGGTTCAGATAATGGCCTACACGACTGATACGAATAACTTCAACCCCGACCTCAACGAGATATTCGAAGAGGCGTTTGAGCGCTGCGGTGTAGAGATGCGCACGGGCTATGATTTTCGTACGGCACGGCGCAGCTTGAACTTCCTGCTTGCCGAGTGGGCTAACCGTGGGGTTAACCTGTGGACTATCGAGCAGGGCTCTATTAATCTTGTTCAAGGACAAGTGACTTATGATCTTCCTGTCGATACCGTTGATCTTATCGAGCACGTTATTCGTACTAGTTCTGGCGATGGCCCCAACCAGACTGATCTCAACATCACTAGGATTAGCGTATCCACGTACTCGACCATCCCGAACAAACTAGCCCAAGGCCGTCCGATTCAGGTGTGGGTCAACCGCCAGTCGGGGCAGAAGAGCGGCTCAGAATCAGCAACCCCTGCGTACCCACAGATAAATGTCTGGCCAGCACCGGATCAGGGTACGTCAGGTAATCCGTATTACGTCTTCTATTATTGGCGTATGCGACGTATATTTGATGCTGGCAACGGTATCAACGTAATTGACATCCCGTTCCGCTTCTTGAACTGCTTGACAGCAGGTCTTGCTTATATGATAAGTATGAAGCTGAACGGCATAGACCCGCTGCGCGTTCAGGCACTAAAGATGATGTACGACGAGGCTTGGGACTTGGCGGCAGGTGAAGATAGAGAGAAAGCTGCAGATCGGTTTGTTCCTCGTGAGATGTTCTTCTAATCATGGGTAACAGGTTTGCAAGCGGTAAGAATGCAATTGCCGAGTGTGATCGGTGCGGGTTTCGCTACAAGCTCAAAGAGCTTAAGAAGCTGACGATCAAGACGAAGCAGCAGAATATTAAAGTGTGCAAGACCTGCTGGGAGCAAGACCATCCTCAGCTGCAGTTAGGTATGTATCCTGTGGATGATCCACAGGCGTTGAGAGAACCAAGACCGGATAATAGTTATTTGCAGTCTGGTTATACCGGTTTGCAGCTGACTACGAACACAGACTTTGGAGACCCCGGCGAAGGTAGCCGAGTGATCCAGTGGGGGTGGAACCCGGTAGGTGGGGCGCAGCAGTTTGATACGGGGTTGACCCCGAACTATTTGATATCCGCTGGTGTTGTTGCAGACGTAACAATTACCATAACCTAGGAGTTGATATGGACAACATGAGGAAAGTAGCCAAGCAAGAAGTCAAGGCACACGAGAAGCGCATGCATGCCAAGGGTATGAAAAAGGGCGGCGTGACCACTATGGACTTGAAGAAGATGGGCCGTAACCTCGCCCGTGTTGCTAATCAAAGGAGCCGCTAATGGCCAAGGAAAATAAACCCGCACAGGTCTATGCCCGACAAGGGATGAAGTCGGTTCTGAAGAACCAGTCTGGCAAAGAATATATGAACACCATGAACCCGTCCGTGGGCAGTATCAGTGACGGTAATGAGAAGACTATCAAGACATCGGGCATCAAGATTCGCGGCACAGGCGCAGCAACTAAAGGCGTCATGGCGCGTGGTCCTATGGGTTAAGAATGACTTACACAGAACTTGTAGCCGCTATAGAGGCGTACACCGAGAACTACGAGCAGCTGTTCGTAGATAACATTCCTGTTTTTGTAAAACAGGCGGAGAAGCGCATCTATAACACGGCGCAGATTCCTGCGTTGCGCAAGAACGTGACAGGTACGATTATCGCTGGTAACAAGTATCTCCCTTGCCCGGGCGACTTTTTGTCTGTCTATTCTTTAGCGGTTATAGATTCTGAGGGCAGATACGAGTATTTACTGAACAAGGATGTCAACTTTATACGTCAGGCATATCCTGACCCGGACGATCTTGGTGCTATTAAGTACTACGCCATTTTTGGCCCGGCGGTTAACGGCACCATAGTTACTGACGAACTGACGTTCTTGCTGGGCCCAGCCCCTCTTACCGCTTGTACAGCAGAGCTTCACTATTACTACTACCCCGAGTCGATTGTTGATGCGGGCACTAGCTGGCTCGGTGACAACTACGATCCGGTCTTGCTTTATGGCTCTTTGATGGAAGCCTACACCTTCATGAAGGGTGAGCAGGACGTGATGGCGTTCTATGCACAGAAGTATGCGGACGCCTTGGCGCAGTTGAAACGTCTGGGTGACGGCCTTGAGCGTGGTGATGCTTACCGTGATGGTCAGTATAAGATGAGGGTGACATGACCATCCAACAGGGACTGACTACTAGTTTCAAACAACAGATGTTGCAGGGGCAGCAGAACTTGGCCTCTAATACATTGAAGATGGCGCTGTATACCGGTTTTGCTTCGCTGGGCCCAACTACTACCGTGTACTCCACTACAGATGAAGTATCAGGTACGGGCTATACAGCTGGAGGCGTTACGTTAACAGGAGTGACTATAAATACTTCTGATAACGGCACTGTTTATGTAAGTTTTAATAATCCTAGTTGGGCTAATGCTTCATTTACTGCGCGTGGGGCTCTTATATACAATTCCACCCAGAGCAATAGTTCAATAGCGGTACTGGACTTCGGGGCTGACAAGACCTGTAGTAATCAAACTTTTACCGTCACATTGCCTGCCAACACAGCAACGACGGCTTTGATTCGTTTTCCATAAGGAGTAATCATGCAGAATGAAATTGCAAAATCAGGGGAAATGGTCGGTGCTTCCATTGAGAAGCCTGTATCTAGCCTTGAAAAAATGCTGGCAGGCGGCGTATTCCACGTCACTTGCTATGACAAGGACGGCAACCTGAAGTGGGAAGACAAGGCTCATAACCTAGTCGTTAACCAAGGTTTGCAGGATATGAACACCAAGTACTTTACCGGCTCGACCTATACCGCTGCATGGTATCTGGGCTTGTATGGTGCTGCGGCTTCAAACACCCCGGCTGCTTCTGACACGCTGGCTGTTCATGCTGGCTGGACTGAAGAAACCGGCTACAGCGGCAATCGTAAAGCGGTGACGTTTGGTACGGCAACAACGGCTGATCCCTCTGTCATAACTAACAGCGCATCTCCGGCATCGTTTGCAATCACTGCAACGGCTACGATTGGTGGCGCATTTCTGTGTAATGTAGCTACAGGTACATCCGGTATTTTGTTCTCGGCAGCGGACTTTCAGTCCCCCGGCGACCGCTCGGTTGTTAACGGCGACGTTCTGAACGTTACCTATACCTTTAGCTTAGACGCAGCTTAATAGGAGAGAATGATGGCAGCTTTTGCAAAAGGACAAGTAGTCAAGGTCAATGCGGTTGTTCCGTCTGGCCCTGTTCAGAAAATGCGTATGGATGAGGACGGCATTATTTCTTACCTCATTCAGTGGACAGATGCCGCAGGCAATGTTCATGAGCGTTGGTTTAACGAAGGCGATCTGGTCGCGGAGTAATTTGTGGCAGAAGGCGGCTACAGCAGCGGTACGTGGGGTGAAGCAGGTTGGGGTAACTCAGTCTATGAAAGGCTGATTACCACTTCAGGCTGGGGTATCGGTGCGTGGGGTAGCAGCGGTTGGGGTCAGGGCTATGATGGCGTTATATCTGCATCGGACCAGACAGCAGCAGAGTTTGGTCAAGCGCAAGCTAATGAGTTTGCTACCGCTGCAGATGTTGTAACAGCCTACATAGTAGCTATCTCTTCAGTTTCTGAATCCGCTACGGCGTCTGACCAGTCTGTAGGCAGTCTTGTTAGAGGTTCTTCTGTTTCAGAAACAAGTACTGGTGCTGACACTGTAATAGGAATAGGCGTTCTACAGTCTTCCTTGGAAGAAACTGCGGACGGTTCAGAAACTGTAGCGTCTTCTATAACTGTAGGTACTAGCGTAAGTGAGGCGGCTACCGGCTCTGAAACTAATGCGGCATCTGTAAATTTCGCTGCACAAGTTAATGAAAGCGTAACTGCATCAGATTCTGTTTCGTCCCTGCCAGCAATCGTAGGGGCCATAGTGGAGTCTGTTACGGCAACGGACGTTGTAGCGGGTATACCGGGGCTAGTAGGTGCAATTAGCGAATCGACAACAGGTAGTGAAACCGCGTCTACACTATATACAATAGGGGCGCAAGTAGTAGAAAATACAACGGCTAGTGAGACAGCAGCTACACAGGCTCAGTTGAACGCGCTCATAGCAGAGCTTATAGCTGCAGCGCTTGTAGATAGTGGTGAGACAGGAACTCCTAATTCTGTTTTAGAGACCGCAAGAGCTTCCGACACTGTGTCAGGTGTAAGGCAATGGGAACTTATAAATACTGGCGTGGTAGAAGGCTGGCAACTCATTGACACTTTAAATTAAGGAAACATCATGGCTAGTACATATAGCAGCCTAAAGATAGAACTGATCGGTACAGGCGACCAGTCTGGTACATGGGGCTCTACTACTAACACGAATCTAGGTACAGCGCTGGAAGAAGCGATTGTCGGTTCTGCGGATGTGTCATTTTCCAGTTCGGATGTCACTCTTACTCTGACTGATACGAACGCTACGCAGACTGCGCGTAACCTTCGCCTGAATCTTACTGGCACATCCGGCGGTGCTAGGAACCTAATCGTTCCTTCCATTGAAAAACAATACATCGTAAATAACGGGCTTGCGGATGCCGTTACGGTAAAAAATTCTACTGGCACAGGTATAGCTGTCCCTGCCGGTAAAACCATGATGGTTTACAACGATGGCACGAACGTTGTTGATGTAACGACATATGCGTCTTCGATGACTTTGGGTGCGGCTCTTCCGATTGCTTCTGGCGGTACAGCCGGGTCTGCAACTCCTACTGCTGGCGCTATTGCATATGGTACTGGCACAGCATACGCGTTTAATAGTGCTGGCACTTCTGGTCAGGCGCTTTTGAGTGGTGGTGCAAGTGCTCCTACGTTCGGAACTCTTGGTGCAACTGCTGGTGGTACAGCGCAAACTACTTATACTACTGGCGACATTTTGTACGCCTCCGCATCTAATACACTGAGTAAGCTTGCAGTCGGCAGTAATGGTCAGGTTCTTACAGTAACTGCTGGTGTCCCAGCATGGGCGGCAGGTGGTGGCGGTGGTATTTCAACAGGTAAAAGTATCGCTATGGCGATGATTTTTGGCTTCTGAGGAGTTATTAAATGGCTAACCCAAACATCGTAAACGTAACGAGTATTTACGGAAATACCGCCTACGTTATCCCTTCATCTGCTGCAACGGCTACGACTTCGTGGACGTACAACGGCACTACGTCACTGACCGGTTTGACTCCGGCGGCGAATACGGTCAACCGAGTGACTTCAATCACTGCGGCGAACACTACGTCTAGTGCAGCGACTGCGACCATTGCGGTGGGTAACAACGCAACCTTTGGTTCAGCTACGGTAGTGACGTACCCGGCATATCAGATTTCAGTGCCCCCGAACGCAACGCTGGTTATCATCGACAAGACA